CCCTTGGATTGATATGGTCCACCTCATGGGCAGCCCTTACCTCTCCTGGGTGCCTGTTGTATGGATCCTCGCAGATAGGGTGCCCCCGTAAGAACCTGGCCCGCCTCTGTTGCCACCTGTAGTTATATCCTCGCTGGGCAGCTGTGCCCCGCTGTTGATCAGCCCCCGCCTGCCCCTGGTGCTCAGTGCAATATGTTTGCCCTGGCCATACCAGCCTGGCACAGCCAGGGTATCTACATGGCGCCTTGGATCTCCTGGGCATTACTCTGGCGCCTTCTGCATGTTTCGATCGCTGCCCTGTTGTACATTACTCCAGCCAGCTGGGTGCCTGATCCACGAGTCAGCCCCCCCCACATCGCTGGCCTCCAGGACCTGGCCAGCATTCAGTGATCCTATAATGTTGGCTGGGCTGCTGGCGTCTGGGGTGGATCTGATCTTAAGGCCCTCCTGCAGCACCAGCATTTTAAGCCCTCCAGTGGCTGGTGGCTGTGGCTCCTGGCCCTCAAATACCGAGTCAATCTCACGCCAGGCCACCGAAGAGTCCAGATCACTGGCGCTGTATGCCTCGTGCCAGTGGCTGTAAAATTGCCACATTCCCACCTGGGCCATGGTTATTTGCTTTGGCAGTGCCCATGGTTTTTGATCTGCTGGTGGATAAGTGCTGGTGCTGCTGTAATACACAGCCAGCCAGTAAACAAATTGCAGGAACCTGGAATCTGCAGGCAGCAGGTCCATAAACCAGGCCCCGCTGTAGCAGAGTATTAGGTAATCGAACCTGGCCACCAGCTGCTGCTGGAATAAGATCATAAAGTTTTTATATGTACTGTAGCCTACCCCGAAAGTTATTTCATAGTCTCCACAGCCAAAATTAAATACTTTGGATCCTATAAATTGGATGACATAAGCCAGGCCAGCAGCCTGGCTGTACAGTGGGTTGGGCACATAATACCAGCCCACCAGCAGCTCTGGCGCCTCTGCCTTGCATTGTGCATAGAACGATTCCAGCATGGTATCTTTTGTGGATCCCACCCCCAGACGAAATACCACGCCAGCATATCCCTGGTTTGATAAGTTTCTAAAATACCCAGCCTGTACTCTTACCCCACTGGACTGGTCAATGAATTTATACCGCCATGGTCCTGTGGCCATGATCTACTCCAGCTTTGGGGGATCGCTGGCCTGTCCCTCTGCGCCAGATCCCATGGTGGCATTTGATTCCACCTGCTTGATAAATACCTCCATTCCCTTCTCGAATGCTGCCTTGATAAACTCATAAAATAGTGAACTGATCACCCCTACCAGCAGGCCTGCAATGGCGCTCCAGAATATTTGCTGCCAGCTGGCTGGCAGCCCAGCCTGGGTAAGATATCCGAGCACTCCCCCCACTACTCCCAGCACCAGGGCGAATGCCAGCTGCAATTTACCTGATAGGCCAAATTTACCTGCCAGGGTCACGAGTCCATTGATCACAAATAGGACTGGCAGAATAGAAATAAAAAAGCTGTAAAACTGGACCAGAGTCATTTTTGCATCCTTTCATTATGGAACGTAAATTAACTGGATCTTACCTGCAATAATAGCACCTATCAGGGCCACTGTAAAAACCCCCACCAGCCATACCATGGCCTGCAGCCATGGCTTAAACTTTTCCAGTGTATCTATTCTGCTTGAATTATCCAGGCTGTTTGTTAATAAAACTCGTAAGGATAGCATTATGAGTTTGTCCCTGGTGGGCTGGCTCATATCCTTATCGCCTTGCATTACCTGGTCAATTTGATCCACCAGATTCTCTGCTGCCTCTCTGCTTACTTTTGTCATATAAAAATTACAGCTCCCGAATCAGATCGAATCTGATCCCGAAGCTGTAAGGCGCTTTGTCGTAGGACCTAGTTACATTATAGGATTATTTAAGTGTTTTTTCCCGTTTTGTACTTTACAGTTTCGTTAATTTGTACAATCCTCCTGTGATCGATCTCCAGCAGCACCTGGCCATATCCTGTTGCCTGGTCTATCTTGTCCAGGGCATTAAGTAACATCAAGAGATTACTAGACCCTCCAAAATGCTGTAAAATCCGCGCCATGATCTGATCAGAATCTGGACCAGCTGGCATTATTTTTTGTCCTCAAAATTGGCTGTGATTTTTATCTGGATCCTCAAATTTGCCTGGTATGGTGGATCCTCAAATGAAACGTAATGATCTAGTTGCTGCACTGATTCTTGCAGCTCCACTATGGCTGGTCCACTAGCCTTTAATAATTCTTTATATAGGGCACTGCCGGCGCGCTCCCTCAGCTTTTCCCAGGACCATTTAACCGCCTCATCCTCATCTAGGCGCCAGACTCCTACCAGCTGCCTGATCTCTCTTGTGTCAGTTGCCATCCTGGCCACCTCCTGGCCACCAGTCTGGCCAGTCCCCAGATCCATACAGCTCTGATCTAGCAGCCAGCAGCCTGCTTATCAGATAGTCTACAGCAGCTTTATTATGGATCCTCAGCCTGGCCTCTGCTGGTATCCCCTGTGTCTCTGCTGATAAATAGGCCCTTGCCAGCAGCTCCAGATCAGCCCTGGTCCATTTGATAACTATGTGGACCTCCCCATCTGGCACCGTTTCTATGCTGATTCTTGGATCGATCTTAATTTCATCTGCCATCTTGATTATCTCCACTCTGGCCTATTGCCACCATTACAGAACCGATAAAAAACCATAACACCCAGGCTGCAGCCAGCCCCAGGCGCCAGGCCTGGGGGATCTCCTGGCCAGCCAGGCTGGTGATCACTCCCCCGAATATTGCCACCAGCATAAATATAAAACCTACTCTAAGTGTTGCGCTCATCTTGATTACCTTCCTTTAGTGCATTTTCTGCAATTTTGATTAAATCTCGATAATTGGCCCTGATCAGTGGCTGGTTAATTTCACCCAGCCCATAGTCTGCTATCTCCTGCAGGGCAGCCTCGTATACCAGGACCTGCTGCAATGTACGCTGGACCCAGCCAGGCGCCTGTGGGCTGGGGATCACCCCCCAGCCCATGCACCTGCTGCAGCCTCCCTCTGAGTAATTGCCAGGCCCGCCTGTCTGCTCCCCCTTGCACTTTGGGCATATAAAAAACGGCTCATCTGATATAAAGCTCATCTGCCTAGTATTTTTTGCCATGGTCAGTGCTCTATAAAATCAGCATACTCCCCCTCTGTGTAATTTTTCCTGTGCCTGGTCCTGGTGCTGTGATTATCTGGCAGATCCAGTGGACCCTGGCGCAAGGTATAGACCAGCAGGCCTGGCGTGTAATTCGATCCTTTAATCCTGATCAGCTCAGCCTCCCAGGCCTGGACCAGATCCACTGTAAGCCAGGCCTGCTGGGCCAGCTCCAGCTGCACTGCTCCATAAATGCCTGCTGCTTGCAGGGCCTGGACCAGATCCTGGTCCAGCCCAGAGTCGGATTTATTCCGAGTCCCCGTATTATTATTATTAAGATCCTCTCTGTTAATTAAAGATTCTTTATTAATAATAATAGAGTCGGAATTATTCCGACCCCCATCACTCTCCAGCTGCAGGCTGCCATTAAACATTAATGGCAGCTGCTCCCCAGCAGCCAGGCCATAGCCTGCACTCGTCTGGTCTACCAGCTGAATCTCCTGCAGGAACCTTAAGGCCCGCGATATTGGTTTATCTGTATATCCAGTGACACTCTCCAGCCAGGCCTGGCTTACTCTGCAATTGACACAGCCCAGGGCGAATAATACAGACATAGGCGCCCCCTTAAGCTCTCTGCAGAGTCGGATAGGATTATCAAGCTGCATGATCCCCATCCTCTGCTGTTTCCGCGGAAACAGTCTTTCCCTCTTTTATCTTGGCCATTAAATCCGTTTTATTGCATGGCCTTAAAAATCCCCCGCTATAATCCACATCTACCAGATAAATGGCAGTGGCATATAAGCTGTTTATCCTGCAGGGTCCCTGGCCTATGATTACCCCAGCCTCCTGGCACCTGGCCACTGCTGCTGTTAGTATGTCCAGGCATTCCTGCTTACTTAACCCGCTGCCTGTACTCTCTTTGTCGCTGTGTTGTGAGTCTCTCGAATTTGCCGCCATAGCTTGATCGCCTGTTTTTTCCTGATCCCTTGCGCCATTGCCAGTATTTACCTTTGCCTGTTACCTCTACACGCCAGCCTGTACTGGCAAAACGCGCGGTATCGAATAGTTGATTAATGGCTGCTGTGCCATTAAATAATGGTATGGTGCCATTAATGGCACCTGGGCCAGTGCTGCCTGGCTTTATCTGTGGAGGCGCCTTTAGCTGCGCCTCCGCGTGGTAGGGTTTAATGGCAGATCCTCAGCTGCTTTGTGGTTATTACTGGCAGCTGCGCCAGGCGCTTTGCCAGTGTTTTTGCCAGTATCGCCCAGCCTGGGAATCCAGTCGAAATTGCTTGTAAGGTCGCTGATCAGTCCCTTTTTTCGATTTGCCACTATAGCCTTTTTGTGTATGGCCAGCTCCTGCAGGGCCTGCCTGTCTGCCTCAAAATTAAGCATTTTTACAGCCCGCGTCTTAATGGTATCTGCATCGAATGAGAGAAACAGCAGGGCACCTGCCACATTTGCTGCCACTATTAATGGCAGCCCATAAATCAGGGCCAGCCCCACAGACCTGGGCATTACAAAATCGATCATCTGCTGCCTGATTATCATATCCGCTACCCCAGCAGATAAAGATCCCACAAAATCTAACCACATCAAAATGGTGGCGATATGTAGCTGCTGGTAAGTGGTAATGTGGCTCAGTCCTGCCTCGTGCCACATTAACAGACCTATCTCAGTTGCAAATAAGAAGATTAGCGCCAGGTATACACTCAGATCAGTGGCTGGCATTTGTGCCAGCATAAAATCATAAGTGCGCCAGCCTGTATATAGCAGCATAAAGATTGCATAAGCTCTTACCGCGATTCTCATGGTATTACTCCCTTCTTTGGTATGTCGTAATTGACAGAATGATTAATCCCAGCACCAGGGTTATAAAAAACACTATTAGTGGCAGCCTCTTATCGATCGCTGGATCCAGGACCTGCAGCACTTTGGCCAGGCCCGCGTATCCTGCTGCCACTAAAATTGCCAGCAGCCAGTATATGGCGCTGGGTCGATCGTTATTATCCACCTGGGGTGGGCAGTGGCGCGTCAGTGGGGGGGATATACTGGCACTGCCCATTTATCCAGAATCCGCCACTTGACCAGCATAACTGCTCTGCTGTTAGTGTTGGGTATGGGGTGGGTGGTCCAGGATATGGCTCCGCTGTTACTGGCGCTGGATAGGGTGGGGGATAAGGTATCGATCCAGTTGATTCCTGGACCTGGCGCCTGGGGTGCCTGGCGCTCTTAGTGGGCGCCAGGCTGGTGGGTATGGATCCCCAGGACCTGCAGCAGGGCTGGGCCTGGGCTGTGGGCTGGCCAGCTGGTCGCGCTCCATTTTTACTGGAGGCCAGCACCGAGTATATGGACAGATTCAGCAGGAAAAATCCGATTGCTAGACCTGCCCAGACTCCAATTTTTACAAATTTTTGATAACTCATTTTTATTACCTCTCCTTTAATTTGATCTGTAGGCTGTGGTATCTCTCGTCTGGCAGCCAGAAATAACCCTGATTGCCACGCTGCAGGCCCTGGCACGCATCACAGCCCTTGCTTGTGCCATTAAGACCTATCTCATATAGGCCCAGACATTTTGGACCCCTTATAGGGCATTCTGTGAGATTTTTAATTATCGTCATCCTCATCCTCATCTGGCCATGGTTTGATCTCAGGGCGCTGGGCCTCCATATTATCCAGGAACTCTGGATCTGGATCCTCCAGCTCCAGCCCATAAGCCTGGCACTGCTCCTGTACGAAATTTTTGTACTGATCACCAGTGAATCTCTCAGGGTTGCCTGCCAGCTCCTGGGCCACCATTAACTGGATCTGGGCCAGCCTGGTATCTGGATCCTCATCTAGGTCTGCCCGCGCTATATTGTAAATAAACTGCTGCGCCATCCATTCCCAGGCGCCTGGGTGCTCCTGGGCCAGGGCCTTATAAATGGCCATCTGAAATTGCATGTTAAGGTCCCTGGCAGCCAGCCTGGCCTCTCTTATCTCCCGCCTGCGCTCTGTGGCCAGCTGGGCCAGATCGTCTGCTGATATTACACTGCCGGCGCGCTGATTCTCATCACCTGCCTGGTCCAGATCCTCCACAGCTGCCTGGTCCAGATCCCCATCCTCCTGGGCGCCTCTTTTTGCTGCCAGCTCCTGGGCCAATTTCTGGTCCTCCTGATCCTGCAGCTCCTGCTCTCTGGCCTGGCGCTCCAGCTGCAGCAGGCCCAGCAGGCAGCTGCAGGACCCAGCCCGCTTGCTGCAGAATACTTGCGCCTGGTTAAATCCCAGGTCCTCCAGGGTGGCGCCTCTGCCCCAGCTGTAGGCATCTTTCCAGGCAATCATCAAATTATCACAGCCAGCCTCCCTGATCTTTGGCATTTTTTCTGCCAGGCCATCCTGCTGATATTTGTACAGTGAGTATGGATCGATATCGTAAGCTGGCCTGATTCCGCTTGCCTCGCTGGCTTTGAATAGGTAATCCTCTTTGTATACCTGTGTTTTTCGCTCAAAACATGATAGATCTGTGCAGCGATTCCTGGCCTTGATTCTCAGTGGGCAGTCTTTACAGCTCCCCTGGTGGCTGAATTTTGGATCCTCGCGCTCCCATTCCAGGGCTGGAAAAATGGCCTTCTGTAGGTCCTGGCTGAATGCTGTATAAATCTCCTGAATTGCTTTTTCCATAGCCTCCCCCGTAATGGTGCCAGCCAGGGCCTCTTTTTCCAGCTGGGTGGGGGTGAATCCATAATACCCGCGCCCACTTTTCTGATCTGCTGCCTGGCGCATAGCTGCAGGCATTTTACTGATCGCCAGCAGCTGCTTTGCCACTTTTTCTGATATGTCCTGATCAGTCACCTGATTCTGCAGCTCCTCTGGCAGATCCAGCAGCCGCAATTTACCCCTTACTGCGGATCCACTGATACCAAATAGCTGCCCAATTTCATCTGAGTTTTTACCAAATTTATCTTTATAAACCTGCATAGCTTTGGCAGTTTCTATGGGGGATAGGTCACGCCTGGCCAGATTTTCTGACACTGCAGCCTCGAACATCTGCAGATCTGTAAGATCCCGAACCTCCACAGGCATTGTCTTATAAGGTGATTCCTGGCTCCCGCCTGGCCACTGTTGGCATAAGTGAATATACGCATTAAGTCTGCTGTGGCCGAAGGCCAGTTGAATCCTGCCATCCTGGCGCCTGCCCACAGGAACCTGCAGCAGCCCCACATGCTGTATGCTCTGGGCCAGCTGGGTTATATGGTCCAGGTCATCCTCCAGCCTGGGTTGGTATGGGTTGTGATCGATTAAATCAAGCGGAATTTTTTCCATTTTTATTGCCTTCCTTTTTCTGCATTTTTTTATACTGCTTGTATACTTTCATTTTGGGATCGATCAAAAACATGGCCAGCTTAAATATCAGCTCCATAGATGATACGATTCCAGCATTCCCCAGCTGGTCTGCTATTCGAAGGGCAGCAGCAGATATAATGACCTGGTCATCCTCAGATAGTTGATCCAGAATCTGCAGCAGCTCCATAAATTCCTGGTTGCCAGTCGATCGCTTGGCCAGCCTGGTAATGGTCCTGATTGGATCCTGCCCGTTGTACATAATGTTTTGAAATTTCATAAGCATTTACCGTCCTTTATTTTTTGATCCCCAGCTGCCTGGCCACCTCTGGCCAGGACTCATCCTGCTGGCCTTCTAAACTGTGCAAATAGATCTGGGTGGTACTGATATTGGCATGATTAAGAAAATGGCTTATGCTCTCGATATCATCACCAGCCTGGCGCCTTAACATGGCTGCTGTATGTCTTAAGCTGTGGGGGTGGATCTGCTGGGGATCCAGACCAGCTGCAGCAGCATATTTTTTTAGGCGCCTGCCTATCTCAGCTTTGGTGATTGGCTGCTGGCCTGTCCAGCTCTCCTGGTCCACAGTGGGCAGATTTGCTGCAGCATCTGTTAATGGCGTGAATAGGTAATCAGTGGGGTGGGGTGGCCACCTGCCTGGTAGATTCTGCAGGTACTGGACCAGGGCCTGGTACACAGGCGCTGGCAGCTCATCCCATCGCTCTTTGCCCTTACCTATCCAGTGGTATCTGATTGTGCCTCCTTTATGGTCCAGATCTCCCCAGGTAAGCTGCCTAATTTCACTGTTTCGTCTACCTGTGAAGATATAAAACATAAATAGGGCATAATCCTGGCGCCCCTGGTCTGTGTATCGATCGATCACCTTTAACAGCTTTGCTGCCTGGTCTGGCGTAAGATAGGACGCTGATCTATAGGCCTGGGATCTGGCGCGTAAGCTCTTACTGCTGGCTGGGTTGTGATCGATTAGATTAAACTCTGATCTTATAAACTCAAAAAATGATGACGCCCCAGACACTCGCTGGTTAATGGTGGCTGCTGCCAGCTCTCGCTCCCTCATCTGGTCCACCCATCGCTGCACATCAGCCCTGGTGATTAACCAGGGCTGCTTGCCAGTAAAGCCCAGCAGGTCCTTAAGGGCATACCTATAAGCCTCGCGCGTCTTGGGTGATCTGAGAGAATTAAGAAATAGCTCTGCAGCCTCCAGCCAGGCCTGGGTGGCCTTGACCTCCTGCAGCTCTGTGGCTCCCTCTGGCACCAGGATACCGTCTAGGGCGTCATCTGCCATTTTATTTGCTCCCTATTTTGCTTTTTAGGCTCTCAAAATAGGTATTGATAAACTGATTCCTTAGCTCCAGGATCTGCTCCAGGTGCTCTGTGTATTTAATCAGGGTATTTATAAGCTGGTCCCTCAATTGGATTCGCTTGTCCTGATCATCTGGATCTATACCCATTTGCTGCAGGATACCCCTTGCCAGCTTGATAAAATCAGGCCCTGTTGTTTTAACCAGCACTCGATCCCCACCAGTTGGGTGGACCTCATATATCGTTACCACGTCATCCTGCAGTTTGTATTCAGCCCGCGCCATTGCCAGCAGATCCCGCCCAGCTCGCGAGTATGCCGTATCTAACGCGGATTCGATATCGAAATACAGATCTCTGGCCTGGACTAAGGTTAATTTGCTGGGGATATGGGACACAGCCCCCCCCTGGCTGATAATGAATAGGTCCACTGTGTTTGTCTCTGGGTCATATAGGACCCTGTAGCCCTCACTCATGCTGCCACCCTCCGCTCCCAATATTCTGCTTGTTTCACCAGGTAGGGTGCCGCCTTATATGGATCCTTATCTGGGTGGGCGTCCTCCCAGGCAGATAATTGGGTCTGATAGTCCTCGCAAAATTTCTCAGCCTGGTGGTATGCAAAATGGGCCAGTTTTTCCCCGTTTTTTTCGTGATCATATCGGACCAGGTAGTGCATAAAATAATCACATGATCCATCTAGGCACGCCTCTGGCATTCCCCGCCAGATCTCTGGATCCTCTGTGCTGTTGGGCACTGGCAGCAGCCCCTGGCCACTGTTGGCTGCCTCAGCTGCCTGGCGTATGCCCTCCAGTTGCTGCAGGATAGATTCTAGTAACATGGTTTGCTGCTGCTGGTTAATCAAGATCTGGGCCTGGATCCCCTCCAGGGCCTCAGTCTGGGCCTGCAGGCTGGCAGCCATGGCCAGGGTGGCATTTGCCACCCCGCCATTATCTAACAGGCTGCTATTTTCTGCCCTGCTCATATAATCATTAGCGAGTCGATTCCAGTCAGGCATGATTAACCTCCGATAGATCAGCGTCTGGCCTTAGCTTTACCACGCTGCCCCCATCTGTCCACTGTTTCCAGTAAACTGGCTTTCCGTTTTGATCGATCAACTCAATGCCATAGGTCTGATCGTTTGGATCCCAATAAACACTGGTGGCCCTGCCCACTGCCTGGCCTCCAGCACAAATTATCTTGATCAGATCGCCTGGCCTGATCCTATCATCCTGGACTGGCCCCTGGGTGATCACTGCAAAACCCCATGGGAATCTGATATCTGTACACCCTGGATAGTCTGCCATAACCTGGGCTGGGTCGTGATCCTTATCGAATACTGCCACTATGTTTGCTGCTGGCATATTCTCCCTAAAATACTGCACAAATGTTTCTAGTCTTTTAATGTCCATTTGATTACCTCGATTCTGTGAAGATATCGCCTATCTGGTTAACCAGGTCTGTTGCCTGGCTGGTATAGTCCACCCCCAGCATTATTTTTTGTGGATCCACCTCGCGGAACCCTGCCATATAGCTAGTACACATCTGGCGCATGGTCCAGTCCAGCCGATCAAATAATGGGCCTGCCTCTTTGTACTGCACTGGTGGCTCCAGATCTGCCAGCTGGCTGGCCTGGGCGCTCATGTGTAAGCAGGTTGTATTAAATTTTGCCATGGTGCCCTGGTCCAGGACCAGAGTCGGATCATTACTGATCATGGTCATAATTGATACAATTACCTGGCCATCGCTCCCAATATTATCCATAAGCTGAGTCGCCTGGCTGTAGAATAGCAGATCAGCTGGGCTGGTATCCTGTGTGGGCGCCTGGGTGGGCGCTGGCCTGGCTGTACCTGTGGGCACCTGGTATATGGTGGGGGTGGGCTGTGGAATAGCTGGCGCCTCCACTGTTGGGCGCTCCTGTAATGCTGCTGCTGCCAGGCAGCCACAGACCAGGACCAGCAGCATAATAACGATTAGCCTTAAAAGTTTACTTTTTCGCATCTTGATTACCTTCCTTGTAATAAATGTCCAGTACATGCTCCAGCACCTCAGAAAATTGAGTATTAACTGATATTACATACTGGTTAAACTGACCCAGCACTGGCCTTAAGCAAAAACTAGCACCATGGGCCAGCATGTGGGGGATCAGCTGGTTAAGCTGATCCCCACTAACACAAAACATAGCAAGCTGCCTTTTATACTGATCCATTACCTGGCACCTCCAGAGTCCTTATTTGCTCCTCTGCTGATCTGTGGGCGCCACTTATAAAGTGCTCCCCATCCCAGCCATTGGCCAGGGCCTGCACTCTGGCCCTAAGATCCTTGACAGTCAATAGATCCTGCTCCAGCTGCTGGCTGGTCCTGGCTGTTTGTAATGCCCAGCCCAGGGCCTCTGCCATCACTGCCAGCTTGGAAAATAACGCCCCCTGTGTTTTTTCCATAACACAGATCACTTTAAGCTCATCTACTAGGGTTTTATAAGATCTCGCGTTCTCAGCCATGATATCCCCCTCAGTATTCGTCTGGTCGTAAGAAAGTGGTAACAGATCGGTCTGCCTCTGTTATGATCCACAGCTTACCCTGGTCTGTGTTGTAGCTGGATAACAGCCTGAATCCGTTTGATAGACTCAGCTCATTTTCCTGCCAGTCCTCCTGCTCCAGATCCCCCCAATCACCCAGCAGGTGGCGCGCCAAATATCCTAATAAATTGCAGCCTTGATCTGCCATCGCCATGGCGCCCCTGGTCATTACTACTTTTCCAGGGTCAAATTTTGGCTTGTTTGTGTTGCCTTCTACTAGAGAATCGTTTATACTCATATTGATTACCTTCCTTTTTCTTTTGCCCAGCTGCCAGCCGCCAGGCTTAGCTGGGCATTTTGATTAACTGCCTTTTTGATCCAGTTTCACTTTTTCGTAAGCCTCCTTTACCAGGTCCTCAGCCACCTTATAGATCTTTTTCCCCTCCGCGTCTGCCAGCTCTTTGATCTGGTCCCTGGTTTTTTCTGTGACGTTAATCACCGTAAATTTTTTATCTGCCATCGCATTACCTCCAGCCTGGCGCTATCTGCGCCACCTCTTATTATAATTATTTTTATTTATCTTGCAATAGCGAATTATAAACAAACTGTCTGATAAAAGTGGGGTAGGGCAGTGGTATAATCTGGGCACGCCAGCAGCTGCTCCAATTCCTTAATAGTCCCTGGCCAGGTCCAGGCTGCTGGCCTATCTGATCACCAGGCTGCCACAGGCCCATGGCCTGGGTGCCAGCCAGGCAGCCATCCCGAAAGATCCCCCCAGCGTGTGGGCTGGGGGGATCGCTTTAATTGTTTCCGCGCGATTAACAAATATTCGTCAGAACGAATCGAGAAAAATTTATGCCAGGCGATTAACAAATATTTGTCAGAACGAATCGAGAAAAATTTATGCCGCGCGATTAACAAATATTTGTCAGAACGAATCGAGAAAAATTTATGCCAGGCGATTAACAAATATTTGTCAGAACGAATCGAGAAAAATTTATGCCAGGCGATTAACAAATATTTGTCAGAACGAATCGAGAAAAATTTATGCCAGGCGATTAACAAATATTTGTCAGAACGAATCGAGAAAAATTTATGCCAGGTGATTAACAAATATTCGTCAGAACGAATCGAGAAAATTTACGCCAGGCGATTAACAAATATTCGTCAGAACGAATCGAGTCTGTTTCCGCGGAAACAGTCAGCAGCTGCAGATCCAGATCCAGCTCCTGCTGATCACGAATCCGGATTAATTGCAATATTCCTGGGATATCGGTCGTCGATTAAGCATACAGAATTGCAAAACGCCAGCCCTAGGCTGGCATTTTGTAACCTGGTGGTATCTGTTTACATAACTGTAATTAGGTAAACAGTAAAATTGGCCAATTTTAGCTGCCTAGTGGCTCCAGTGAATCCACATGCCCCCCAGCCTGTGGTACGCGCTCCAGATCAGTGTCACCTGGGATAAATTGCAGATCTGCTGGATTGCCATCTGGTCCTGGCTTTAACATCTGCATAATGTCTGTTAATTCCGTTTCTATCTCAGCATCACTTATTACACTCGCTGGCTGCCCACCTGGCGCCTGGTCTGCTTTTGGACGTGCCGGCAGTGGACCTCCAGCTGATCTCTGGGCCAGCTCCTGCAGCTCCTGTGCCCTCAGCTCCTGCATGGCTGTGGTCAAGATCTCATTAACCATGTTGTAATCTGCTGCAGGGCTGGCACTGATCCTTACTGTGCCGTTTCTGTAATCTGCAAGGACTGTTACCGCCACTACTGGACCTTTAAGCTGCTGGATCCTGGCCAGCTGCTGGTCTGGGTCCTGGGTGCCCAGCTCCCCGCTGATCTTTTTGATTGCCTCTGATCTTTTCCCAATTTTCATTATGCTATCCTCGCTATGCTAAATCTAGGACTCCACTGATTCTGTGCCACTACGTTAAGGGCTGCCCCACTGGTCTGGTAAGCTGTTAGCTCCACATAATTACCCTCATTAAGTGTAAGTATAGCAGATACGCATATCCGCGTATTACTCGCGGTGGTTGGTCCTGTTTCCGTAACACTGGCCACTATAGCTGATCCATTAGCTAGTATGCTCAGTGATCTGAATCCAGTGGCATTGGCTGCGAACTCAGCAGCCCCTACCACCAGGTATAAACCCGCATAAATACCAGCATCTGTGGGCACTGTTAATCTGCTTGTGTTGCTGCTGGTGCTGTGGAATCCCTGGGGATCGCTTATCTCTGTGTTAAATGTTAATGCTGTGCCGCTTGCTCCCGCGTTTGGTATCGATTGATTACCAGTATCACGTACCACAGCCCCAATAGCAGTGCTATTTGTGACCCTGCCACTCATCATAAGATCACCATTAGCTGGTGGGGTGCCAGCCTCAGTGCCTAAGATTGCATAAGTCGCATAGAACGGTCCATTTGTATAAACCCGACCCAGGCCCGAATCCACGTAAAGTAATATAGGCGAACTGCTTGTACCATGAGCATTTAAGATTACTTTAGGACCTGTGCCTGTAGCTTTCATTTCTAGTACAGAGTCGCCAGTAATATAGGTATTTATCGCCCCCACCTCAGTTGCCCCATTCAGCCAGCGTATGCTGTTTGTTATCCCTGTGCCATAGGTGATTGATATCCCGTTTGTGTCCAGGGTGACACTGCCAGCCCCAGCCTTTAATACAAACTGGTTTGCTGTTGCCGCGTTGTAGCTTAGATAATTACCCCCGCTGTAATCCCCTACCCCGAATCCGTACCGCGTATTAGTCCCCGTACCGTAGGCGCCATACATATTGCCCACCCTGAATTTAAGGGCATGATTACTGGCTGTGTATGGGTTGCTGCTCCAGGTGGCGATACTCAGATTAGGCCCATGGCCAAATGTACTTAACTCGTCTGCAGTGATCCAGACATAACCCTGGCCACTTACCCCATAATCGATAACCGGCGCCCCAGCTGGGAATGTTACATTCCTGGTGCCACTGGCATAAGTGCAGGTATAAGACTGTGTACCATCCCCATTATCCACTCTGCTGGCCACTGTAAACCACAGATCTACTATACCGCCCACATATTCTGTCTTACACCTGGCGTAATCGGAATTGTCAAATAAAAACCCGCCACCAGGTGGATCTTTAAGAGTCATTGGCCAGGTGCCACTGGATCCTGGCGTCATATCATCTGCGAGGGTGCCAGCAGATTTGCTTACCATTAAGGTGCCCGCGTGCGCGTCTATCAGATCCTTAACGAATATAGACGCGTGCAGCTCCCCGCGTACCAGGACGTTTTGAAATTCCGCTGTACCTGCCTGGTCGATCGCCCATCCTGATACCCCACTTGTAAAGTTATTACTGGTGATCGAATCGCCATTGCCTAATCCTATGGTATTTGCAGCCAGCCTGGTTAATGCCGCGTCAGCTCCAAATAATAAATTTTGCCCAGCAGCCACAGTTAACCCCAGGCTGAAAGTATGCGCCGCGCTCCAGGTAAAGCCATAAGCTGTGTTTACAGATAAGCTGATATTACCTGTTAAGGTGCCACCCCCAGATAGTCCTGTGCTGGCTGTTACCGTCCTGGCCAGCTTATCTGCCTGCAGGCCTGTTACTGTCTGGCCCTGGGCATTAGTCCCCAGCACAAATGGCGGCATGGCGCTGGGTGGGCTGAAAGAATGCTGGGCAGTTATTGTCCTGTCCGCGCTCAGGTGGACGTATTGGCTGTGATCATCGTCTGCCAGGCCTGCCAGGCTGCCATGGTCTACCACCCCAGCTGGGGTGGCTGTTTGGTTAAGTAATACTCTTAACCTGGTCGCGTCACTCTCTATTGTGCGATTGCCGAGTCCTGTTTTTTTCATTTCTTCTTTTTCTTCTTTTCTCGCTTTGCTTGCTCAGCCTCGCGTCTTTTTTCTTCCTCCAGCTGCTGCTGGTAGTGCAGCTGATTAGATAGTATGCTGGTATCGTCAAAATATTCTGTTTTGAGCACCAGCCCAGCTGGACCCACCTCTACCTCATCCAGATAAAAATCCCTGGGATCCTGCAGCCACGCCAGGCTCTCAGCCCTGGTTGTTACATAGGTATAATCTCTTACTACGCCTGGCTGAATTTGCCATGGGTTGACACTGGCCAGGCCACCTGGGGTGGTATACAGCTCCCCACCTCTCAGATAGTAAACTGGATTAGTATCGATCTTCCTATAGTAGGCGCGCCTGCCCTGGTCCACATAAAAACGATACCGATTAAGATCAGCATCGCCCAGATCCACCTGGGCCATGATTTGATCAAAGGCCCTTATAGGCGTATTGGATTCCTTACGAACCTGCAGGGTATTAGACTCAAATTTACCAGGCAGCAGATATTCACAGTCTGTGCCCGCTATGTCCCCAATATAGGTGCTTACGTCATCGTCTGTACCATCCCCTGCAGTTTCGTATCTCCAGTTGGCAGTGAAAATGTAGCCGCATGCTGTAATCGTTAACTTGCTTGCCGCGTCTGATCTGCCAGATCCCAGGATATTTATGGTCCTGGCTGTAGGGTAGGCATACTCATTTTTATAAGACTCAGCGTAAGCCTCTGCTGCTGGCTGGTGGTATCCGTCAAGTGTTAGCAGCTGCTCCCTTCTGCCGTATCTCTCTATACTCAGATTGTCTGTAAATGGGCTGGAGGTTTGCACATTGTTATCAGTGTCAATGTAAGTGGCAGTGACGTAATTAAACATATTGTCTAGGGACCTGCGCCTGGTTATCCCCCCCACTGTTAGCTCCATTTCATACAGCATACCCTCCCAGGTGATCTGGCCACCTGTGCGCTCCTCCAGGTGGAATCCCATATAATTATTAAACCACTGCAGGTGCTCAGCTTTGGTGCCCAATAGGTCAAATGATCCAGACCAGTATCCACCCTGGCGCCTTATAGATCTTTTCCACCCCTGGGCCATCTGCGTAAGATCCCAGCCTGGTACGTGCTGCTGGCCCAGCAGCACTGGAGTATAAAGCCTCAGTGAAGTATTGATCATGGCTTAAACATTTCATACCTTGGATATAGCTCCGCTGATAAATCCACTGTCTGGGTTAAAGTGCTCCCACTACTGGTAAGGTCATAACACATAACCAGCAGCCCACCCCCCACTGGATAATACCAGTCATTAAGACTATATCTGATATTCTGGTGGACTCCCCCACTGGCCACCTGCAGGGCATACTGATACCCATCTGGACCTGTATAAATACTCAGGGCACCAGTGGCAGCTGATAGGCTGCATTTATCAGCATAAAAAAAATGCTCAGACGGAATCAAGATGAAACAGTCCACATCTAGGGTGCCACTGGCGCTGATCCTCTCAGCATACAGACTCAGCCTGTAGTCCTCGATTACAGTACCAGTGCCTGCTCTATTTTCCCTGTTTCCAGTGGGTGGTATTATCACATGGCCCAGCTCAAATATGGTCCAGTTTGTGGATCCAGAAATATATACCCCTCCTACTATTCCCGTTTCGTCCGCATTCCCCCAGCCATCCCTCAGCTGTACTGATACCTCAGTGCCACTGCTATCTACTTTCATTCTGGCCAGCACCAGATATTCTCCGATAATATCATCTGGATTAGATCCTACTACTGACCCCCAATCTAGTGAGAATCTAGACGCCAGACTGTCATCTGTAGAAAAAGTAATATGCACTTTAGATGACCCGCTGGCTGTTGCATCTGCGGAATCGCTGGCGTCTGTTACGTTAATACCATCCTCAGCCTCCCAGATCGATACAAAACCAGCTGTGCCATTCCTGGTGGGTCTGATACCACACCAGAGTCGATCTGCAGATCCTCCGCTATTGTGGCTGATCTGTAGCCTGCTTATTCTCTGGTCAGCCTGGCCCGCGTCATTCCCTATGCTCCACTGACCCCCAAATAAAGTTACAGCTGTGGTGCTGGGGGTGGCTGCTGTGTCAGCCTCCCAATAATTCGACCTCTCCAGGGCCAGGGTTAAATTTACTCCCTGGGTGGTAAGCAGTGGACCCAGCAGGCCATCCCCGCTGGGCAGCTGAGTCTCCCCATCATAAATTAATGCCCGTTTGGACCCCTCCCCATCTGACCTGTAATAAAGCCATACTGGATTCTTTTCGATCGGCCGTAAATGGTATTTTCTGGCCTGGTCCAGCAGCAGGTCCAGGCTGGCTTTTGTCGTTCTAAGGTTGGCAGCTGTGGCCACGCTCTGCAGCTGCAGGGTATCCCATATCAGCCCGCGCGAGGTTTGCATACTCAGCCCACCAGCCTTAAGCCTTAAGTTTCCACTTAGTAGGTCAATGCTGGTGGTACCGTCAGAAATTTGTAAAACTGCGCTCATTTTTTACCTGCCCATGCTGGAATTGAGTCGGTCGTTTTTTGCTTGCTCTGCACTGGCCAGGGCCAGGGCCATGGCTGCCTGGTCATAGATATAGAAATTTTGAGTCACCCCACCCAGCCTGTTATTAGGCACCATATACCCATTCTGACCAGGTATAAATATCTCTGGCCCCCTCTCTCCCACCAGGTATGGCTGGCCTGCATATTCCTGGCCACCATGCTGCTTTGGTATGGGCGCCTGGCCCTTGTTAAGGGTAATGTTTGGCACCTCTCCATTAACCTTGATATCTATTGTGGCTGTGGCGTGGATTCCGTCCACATTTTTTACGCTGGATCGAATGTTATTAATATCGTCATCTGTCACCCCCAGGGCATCATTAAGCTCCTGCTGGGTGACGATTCCATCACTGGTAATCTGGATCCATTGCAGTTTGGTTATATTGTGATCCTCATAAGCCTGGTTAACGTTTTGGATCGCCTGCAGCTGATCAATAGCATTAAGCCTGGCCTCTATCTCCTCTTTGCCTGTAAGCTCTCCTGTAGTGATCGCGATAATTGTCTTAATGCGCTCCTGCTCTGCCAGGCCATCACTCACTGCAGATATTCCCTGCTTTAACAGATCCTGGGAATCCTTAAGACTGTCTACCTGCCCGATAACACCAGGTAGGGCGCTGGCCAGCAGGCCTGCTGATTCTGTCTCTGTGTCCAGGGCTGCTGCAGCATCCTGGGTGGGTTTAATTGTCCCTTGCTGGCGCTCCCGAAAGTCCTTAAGCTCCCCCTGGGCCGCGTCAAGAAAATAGTTATACTTATTGATCTTATCTGTTGCATACTGGATTATCTCAGCCTGCAAGTTTGCTGTGGGTGGCAGCTTTTTGGCCATCTCATTAAAATCGTCCTGGCTGGCAGCTCCCAGGTTAATGGCCTCTGTCATCTTATTATTTGCCTCAGTTGCTGCTGTTAATGCCCTTACATTGTCGGTCATGTGGGGGATAGAAGCCTGCAGGGTGGGTATTAGCCCCTTGCCCACCTCTACCTGCAGATCATGCACCGCGTCTGTAAGCCCTCTGTTACTATTTGCAAATGAATCCGCGGTTCTGGCCGCGTCTCCCTGGGCGTCACTGGTACCATCTAATATAATCTGCAGAATGCTGGCAGCTTTGGCCTGGGCGTCCATTGCCCCCTTACCATCCCACAGCCCCAGCTTAAGTGCCTCTGCATTGATAGCAGCCTCATTGGCCACTACGCCATATTTTCTTACTGTTTCCGTATTCCCCACCATGGCGCTTTGCAGATCCCGCGCCACGTCTGCCACATTGATATTATTAAAGCTGCTCAGATCCTCAGCCAGCTGGACCAGCTGCACACTCATGGCAGCTGCCTGGTCCCTTGCAAAACCTAGTGGCACAAAAGTATCTTGAAAGCTGGCAGCGAATCCCATCATATCGTATCGGGATCGATTCATACTGGCTGCCATTGCCCCCAGCTGCTCCTCCACTGTGCCCGCTGTATTCTTAAAAACTACATCGAATTTACTTTGCATTTCTGCCACATCACTGGCAGCTGTAATGGAATCCTTGCCGAATTGCAGAATCTTATTAGCCCCCTGCTGCAGCAGATCTGCTGTAAGGAACCCCCCTGCTATCTCCCCAATTTTTTTTATGGTCCCGCCGAATCCCCCACCCTCAGTGCTGGCCTCTTTGCTCGCGTCCTTAAAGTCTTTAACCTTTTTTTCTGCAGCATCCACATTCTTCTTAAATTCGTCTGTTTCTGCAGTAAAAATGGTACGTAGGGTTTTAAGTACGCTCATTGCAGCTTTTCCTTTAGACTGTTAGCTGGCTGGTTAAGCAGTGCCCAGGTCCTGAATTGTCGATATATTTGCTCTGGGGTGGGCGCTGGCTCTCCATTGCTCCAGTATCCAGGCATAAACGAATCAAAATTGTGATCAGCACCAGTCCAGATATCTGCCTGCATTTTCATCTGGCGTGCTGTTGCAGCATCGATAATTAAACCTGTAATGATTGGCTCCACTTTATCGTAAGCCATCCACTCCTGGTATAAACTGGCTGGGATCTCAGCCAGCAGCTGGTCAACATTCCACCGCCCCAGGGCCAGTGCTAAGCGGAATGCAAATCTTCTCCTGGGGTGATCGTAAAATTTTGCACCAGTTTTGCCAGGTCCCCTTGATCGTATTTGTGCAGCATGATTGCCACATCGCTGGCCCGCTGCAGGGCCACCCAGCCCAGAGTCTCTACCATTAGATCGATATCCGAATCGTTAAATAAACGATTCCCCCCCTGATCGATCACACAGGCTGCTACCAGGGCAGCCTTATATTTTTGTGGGTCCTGGATCTGTCTTATTCGCTCTACCTCAGCCGCTGGCAGCTCCTGAAATAACACAAAACCGCCCCACTCTGGAATCTCTACAGATAGAGTCCTGGGCTGTACTTTTAAGATCTCCTGCCTGGTCAGAAAATGCCTAGCTTTATTAGTGCTGGCCATTATGTTATCGTGGGTGATCCAGTGGGCGTGATCATTACACTGGCTTTATACCCATCCTTAAGGGCTGATACCCTGCCCACTTTTTCGATAAACGCATCAAAACCGATTACCTCCCCACCTGCTGGATCCTCAATGCTCATGCCCACAGGGTCTGTGCCATCGAAGGCTGCCATTACAGCTGCATGAGTAGAGTCTGACGCATCCCAGCCCAGGGTCACTGTGAAGCTGGTCAGTTGGCGCATTCCAGAATCCACCATTTTTGTATACGTTGTGGTACCAGTGGTTGGGTGGGGTGTCATATCTGCCAAAAACTTAACTTGCTCTGGAAAGTTTGGCGCGTCTAACAGGTTGACGATAGCAGTTAAGGTGCTGCTGATCGTTATCTTAAGCCTTACTCCTGTGCTTCCTTGCATTGTCATTTCTTAAATCTCCTATTCTGAGTAGTTTAATGAGTACAGCATTATGGCGTCTAGCCTGGTTGTGTACTCTGTGTCAGTAAAGCTGTATCCGTCTATCTCATTAGTCACCTCGCAATCAAAACAAAATACGCTGCCAGATAAGACTCCCCGATATCCCCACAGCAGGCCTTTTATGGCAGCAGCCAGGCCCTTACAGCTGCTGTAATCAGATCCAGCTGCTGTAAATTGGATCCTGGCCCTGGCCATACCTGTAGGGCCTGCATGACCCCGTATCTCATCTGCGCTGCCTATTTGCTGGTAAGCTGCAGCTGGCATTGTCGCATCCTGGGGGATCAGAATCGGATAAAGCCTGGTGCCTGCCAGATCACTAAAATTCGAGTCGCCAGTCAAATAGGCCTGCAGGGCCTCCGTAATATCCATTATGGGCGCTCCAAATATTTATCAATAATTTTTATAGCAGCTGCTGCAGCTGCTGCTACTGCTGCATCCTCTGCCTCATCTGCTGCAGGCCTTACAAATGGCCTGGCAGCGAATCCTGGGTGCCTGGGCACGTCCTCCGCGTAAATGTCTGGACCCTCTGGGTATAACTTTAGGGCCTGCTTAAGCCTGGCTGTAATCTCATGGGCGCGTGCTCCAGTCTCGATAAATAACCAGTACCATTTTTTGCTATTGGGTCCTATGGCCACCTCGGCAGCTGTAGGTGATATTTTTGTAATCTGTTTTTCTATCTGGCCTTTTTCTGGCGCCTTGCTATCCATAAGAGTCTGGATAACATCTGCCCCCTTAAGTGCAATTTTACCCAGGGCCTGGCCCTGCAGCTCCTCAGATAAACTGTGCAGGGCATTAATAACCTCATCTGCCCCCTCCAGAGTCACCCCGATTACAGGACCACCAGCCTGGTTGCCCATTAGATCCCCTCCAGTACAATAAATTCACCCTGCCCAGCTCCCACTGCATTACCTGTCCCCTCTACTGTATAGGTATATTTTCCGCTGGTGGATCCCGTAAGATCTAGGTGATAGTTTCCCTGGCTCTCTCTTACCACCTCAGCATCTGTTGGATACACCTTGCTGGTAAGTGCGCTTGCGCCTGGGATCCTGTAGGATATCGTTACGTTTGTGGGATCGATCGCCGCATCTGAATTATTAGGGTCTGTAAAGCTGCCAGATATCCTGATTTTTGCGTTTTTCGAGTATGTGTTAATTGGGTTAACTGTCATTTGCTGCCACCTCATATAATTGGGCGTCATTAATCGCCAGGTCTATAACCAGGGCGCTACTCACTGCCACGCCATATAAAGCAGAATCGCCCAGGGCCACGTCTGCCTTAATCTCCAGGTGATCCCCAGCTGCAGCCAGGCTGGCGCTGGCCAGGGTCTGGTCCAGCTGGGCTGTGTTGATATATACCCCAGCTCCAGCTGCAGCCAGGCTGGCGTCTACCAGGGCCTGGTCCAGGGTGCCCTCAGCTGGCAGCTCTCCAGTGGCAGCCAGGCTGGCGTCTGCCAGGGTCTGGTCCAGGGCACCAGTAATGGGCAGCTCCCCAGCTGCAGCCAGGCTGGCGCCTGTCAGTGTTTCCGCGGAAACAGCAGTAATGGGCAGCTCCCCAGCTGCAGCCAGGCTGGCGCTGGCCAGGGTCTGGTCCAGCTGGGCTGTGTTTGCAATTCCTCCAGCTCCAGTGGCAGCCAGGCTGGCGTCTGCCAGGGTCTGGTCCAGGGTGCCCTCAGCTGGCAGCTCTCCAGTGGCAGCCAGGCTGGCGTCTACCAGGGCCTGGTCCAGGGCACCAGTAATGGGCAGCTCTCCAGCTGCAGCCAGGCTGGCGTCTGCCAGGGTCTGGTCCAGGGTGCCCTCAGCTGGCAGCTCTCCAGCTGCAGCCAGGCTGGCGCCTGCCAGGGTCTGGTCTGTGGATCCAGTAATGGGCAGCTCTCCAGCTGCAGCCAGGCTGGCGTCTGCCAGGGTCTGGTCCAGGGTGCCCTCAGCTCCAGCTGCAGCCTCTGCCTCTATGGCCAGGGCCAGCCATTTTTTAGCAGCCGATTCCACATCTGACCAGCTGAGAGTCACGCCAGATCCCGTAAATGCGCTATAGGTGGCAGCCAGCCCCGCTGATCCATCCTCTAGTGGCTGGTTAACAGCCTGGTTATCGCTTAAGCTCTGGGTATCCGAATCTGCTGCATTATCTACACTGTTGATAACGTTATGGAATTGGGCAGCGTCTGTTATTACCGCCACCCCTCCGCTGCCAGCTGTTGAATCGTTTATAAAAGTATCCAGTGTTTCCACCAGGCTTGTAAGATAAAAAATTACCTGTGGAGTAAAGCCTGGGCCAGTATCTGTATCGGATCCAGTGCTGGTGGGTGTGTCGAATTGATAAACTTTTGAACTGACCACAGGACTGGACCCGAATCGCAAGGCCAGCCCAAATAAATCAGAACTATTGGCGCCAGCACTCCTGGTGGTAACAGTGAATCCACTTGAATCAAATGCCGAGGCCTCCCCGTACCAGTCAAGGCTGGTATTAAGATTCTGCATACAGCAGGCCCCGCTATTTACGTATGCTGTTATGTCGGTCGTGGTCCTGCCTGTCCTGCTCCTGTAGGTCTGGCATAACTGATCAATAGTGCCTGCCCTGTCATTATGGATCAGACCCAGGCATAACTCCCCGTTTGACGCTCCAGATCCCACATGAGTAATTACCGCGTCAGCCTCGAATCCCACAGTTATACTGACAGCGTTATCAGTGCTATTACCTAAATTCTCATGTATTGCCTTAACTGATAGATCGCTGCCACCGAACAAAACCACTGTTATCAGATAGGCGCTGCCTGGGTCTGTGGTCCAGTTGATCCTGATTCCGTCAGTGATCCACGAGTCAAAATCCGCTTCTCCGTCTAGGCCCAGATCTGCCAGCCCATTAAGTATGGTCAGAATAGGTGGCGATACTAGAGTCCTGTCATTTTGCGAGTCGCTGCTGCTCGCCGCGTCCTCATCCTCCATAGATCCACTGTAAGTGTCAGTGCCATCTGTGAATCCGTAATACCAGCCAGCCCCAGCTGCTGGGGTGCCATCTGATAGGCACCTGGTCGCCACCAGCCAGGCAGCCTTGGGCGTGCCGAATCCAGAAATGGTAAAATCCTGGGTCCCCCCACCAGTATCAGCAGCAGCTCTTACCACTCCGATTGCTACACCCATCAGATCAGCCTGTTATCCCCATATCTGCATATACTTTTGGCTTATTGATAGACCCATCAGGATTGTGATATAGCCCATCCTCAGAATCGTTAATACAATACAGTACCGCCTCGATTCTGCTGATAAATACAATCTTATTATTAAGATTGCTCTGGGCGTCCAGGGCGTCTGCCAGCTGGGTGCCCTGGGTCAATTCTGCCCCCTGCAGATCAAACTCTGCTGCTAAATCTGCCCGCGTGAATAGGCCCATAACATACAGGCGCTGGACCCCTATCCACCTATGCACATTGATACCTGGGCGCGCTGGATCATCACCAGAAATTCGATCCACTAGGTCTGCCATGTTAGCTGTTACCGTCCGTAATGTCGAATTGAGTCACAGTAAACTGCTGGCCAGTGGCAAAGACCGCATTATCTACCTCCATATCGCCCCCGCCTCCAGTCGCTGTTACTGTGCCCTGAATGTGACAAGTGGACCCGCCAGAATCGTAAATTCTAAAATGCCCTGCTGTGCCGTCTGCGTCCGCGCTAGCATCCTGCCAGGTGCCAGATTTTCCCTTTACCCCTCCACTGGCTGCTGCCATCCAGTCGCTGGGTAGGTTAAGGGTGGCCAAAACTGTGCCAGAGTCAGCAGTCGCGCAGTCCGCGGGCGCTGATCCTGTCCTGATCTTTAAGATTGCGCTGGTGCCTATTACACTTTCGATTGCATCTAACCTGCCATTTTGTACTGTCACTGATAGTTGTAGTGTCATCTCTTATGCTCCTTAGTTGTCTATGTACTCATTGCACATTAATATCAACTCTCTGTTTCTTTCGTCCACGTCCTGGACTGCTTTTATCTCCAGGATCCTGCTACCATAGACGATTCTCATAATTTTGGGTTTTATGCCAGATAAATACCGGATCCCTACCCTGTGGCTTACCTCTGCCTGCTCCTGGGCTGCAGCCAGATAAGTACGTCCCATTAGTGGCGATACTGATCCATATACTGTGGCATACGTGGTCCAGGTGATCACCTCCTGGCCATGTGAGTCCTGGGTGGCGCTTTTTTGCTGGATCGTAAGCCTGTGCCGTAAGGTGCCTGCTCTCATAGCGTGATCACCTGGTATCTAAGGTCTGCCAGCAGGTAATGGAATCCCATGGGCAGCTCTGCCATAGTTATGCCCCTGTCAATAACGATAGACTCCCGATTCTCGTATAGGTGCCCCAGGGCCAGCAGCAGGGCCTGTCTGGCGCGTGGATCAATATCGTCTAGGGCCTCCCCCATCCCGCAAGTAAAACGAATCCGTACCGCGCTTAATGCCTGCAGTGCATCGCTGGGTAAGGTGCCAGCTGTGGTTAAGGCGATTCTGCCTGGCTTGCTGTTTGTGTCCACCAGATAATTGGACGAATCCCAGGTAGACTCCGCCTCCCCATCTGGCGTGTAATAAATACCAGTAATGCCCTGCAGTGGAGGATAGGGCAGCTCCAGTGGTAAGCTGGGCCAGGTATCCATAAATAGATCCCAGGTTTGTGTAATTAGCTTATGTAAGCTCTCCTGCTCCACCATGGCTGTGGCCACCTTAATAAGATCTGCAATAATCGAATCGTCTGCAGTGTGATCTACCCTCAGCTGTACTTTAGCCTCCTGCAGAGTTACTGGATCTTTATCTGGTGGGGTAATCTGTACTAGATTCATTTTGTTTTGCCCTTTTTGATCACCTGCTGCTCCAGGTCATCTGGTACCAGCTGGGTATCCTCCAGTTTTGGCTCCTGGCGTATGTACTCCGCTTTTTTCTCTGCCAGCAGCAGCCTGGCCACACTGGCACTTATATGGTGGTCCACCTCCAGCACTGTGCCAGCCAGCCATACTGACCCTGCAGCTGTACAATCACGAATGATCTTTATCTGCTCCACTGCCGGCCTCCTCATCCTCATCTGGCACTGTTTCCGCGGAAACAGCCACAGCTGCAGCTTTACCTTTCTTTACTTTGCCCGCTGTAATCTCCAGAAATGGCTTGAATAGCTTGTAATCTGCCTCGCTTATTGCCAGCTCCTGGCCTGCCACTGTTTTTACTTTTTCGCCATCGCTGTTATATCCAGTGAAGGCCCTCAGTACAATTACTTTAAGTGTGTTTGCCATTATCGCCTCAATTCCTGCTCTGATCTGCCCAGCCCTGGCTGCTGCAGCTGCTCCCTGGCCAGTACCATATCCAGCCAGGCGAATCCATAACCGGCGCGCCATAGGGCATTTATAAAGTCAAAATCTCCTGCATACCTGGCGCCGAATGCTCCCGCATTATCCTTAAAAACATCTGATCTGATTACATAGCTGCCCAGGTCTATATGGCCCTCCTGTGGCTGCTGCTCCCATCTGTCAGGCAGCAGCAGGCCCCGCTTAATATTCCTGCAGATAATTACAGGTGGCCACTCATGTACTTCTGTAAAATTCCTTAACCGATAGATCACCTCCTGCCCAGCCAGCTGGTCGTCATCCTGCAAGATATAAACATAATGGCCCATTATCTGATCCAGATTAGCCTGGATATTTGCAAACATTAATGGGATCCCCAGGCCCTCCAGATCCTGTACCACCAGCTGCTCCAGATCCTGGCAGCTCTGCATACTCACAGAGTCAATACATCGCTGCAGCAGGCCTGGGCGCTTGCAAGTGGGCGTGTAAATAGTTAAGAATGGCCCAGATCTGGCCATAATACCTGGCCCTCCTGCACATGACCACAGATAACGGTCATATCAGCCCACTGGCTGAATCCAGCAGCCAGAACGTCCCTATTAAAATAAGAGTCACAGTGGGCTGTTAATTCCATCCTAAATGGAATCTGCTCCAGCACCTGGCGCCTGATTAGGACACAGCCCAGCCCGCCCCCACTGCATGGGATCTTACCCAGCTGCAGGGCGTGCCTCAGCAGGGCTGGCTTTATACTCAGCGATTCCCCCATGTTTCTGGGTGGATCTCCGTCCTGGTCGCCATGATCGTACCTCTCAAATACGTTAATTACATTTGATACCCTGAATCTATAAACACCATACGCCACATCTGAGTTAAGGGCTGCCAGGTCCTGCAGTGCTGTTGGGGGTGGCACTATATCGTCCTCAATTACCAGCATCGCGTCATAAGATCCAGCCAAAAACATACTACGGCCCCGCTGATACTGGTGCAATATATCCTGGCGCCCATTACCTGTTGGGTTGTCCTTCTGCAGCAGATAAGTTAATGGCTTATCCCACCTCAGCTGGAATAGGGCGCGCCTGGTCTGCTCCTCCAGCTCATAAACTGGCGTAAAAACCAGGATATCTTTTAAGGCTGGCTGCTGGCCAGGCAGCTGCACTGTTGGCCACTCAGAGTCTAGTCTGGACCCCATCTGATTCTGCTCCAGGTGCTCAGCTGTGGGCTGGTCCACCTCCAGGGTGGCACCAGCCCACTGTACTGATCCATTGATAACTGTGGATCTGGTTAACTTCACTTTCATATCTTAGGCGCTGGGGTGGACTCCATATCCCACCGCGCCTGCCACCAGGACCCCATAAACGAGTCGGAAGCTGTACTTAAGAATCACGATTCCGTCCACAGTGTAAGGGTCGCGCAAGAGAGTCAAGGCTGGCGCCTCTCTCATTCCGACGTTGTACCAGTTGCCAAAATACAGATCTTTGGCGCTGGCTGCAGTGGCTGCTACCTGGTTGCTGTAGAATACCGGATACTCCAGCAGAGTCCGCCGACCCTCCGAAAAATCACCGTATTTTCGAGCATTGCCCGAAATACTTTTGATATTCCCGTAGGTGCTGGGTCGCATTGCCCAGGCGATACTCCCCCCATCGTCTAGGTAGTAGCCGATTGTATCGCCATAAATTACATCTTCTGGCTCCCCATCTGCAATTGCAGTGGCGCTGGCCCAGGTTTTAAGGGTGGATCCATTAGCCGCCACCTCTGTAAACAGCTTTGCATTATGGGTGATTCCCATTGCCCGACCTATCCAGTCTGCAATGAATCCCATCAGATTGGCGTCCTCGTCCTGCAGCTCCTCCTCTGTTAGCTCCAGCTTTTTTGTTTCTTTGGCCAGTGTGAAGGCCTTAAGACCAAATACTGGTGCATCGCGTGTGTAAGTTTGCGCGTGGGCGTCGTCCTGCTCCGCTGTGTCAGTGAAGGCCACAGGGTCTGCATTCTCGTATGGGTGGTTAACAGTGGTCCCTGATCCTGGGATCCTCTGGACCCCCAGGCGCTCTGCCAGTCTGACCTCTCCCAGCCTGGCAGCCACTTTGTTAACGAATCCAGTGGGCACCAGATCGCCACCGTCTGCTGCAGTGGTAATGTTAATGATCGTGTCATTAACCCGCTGCTCTGCCATCTGGTACCTGCTGGGGATCGATAACTGCAGCCCCATGGTGCCATCCTCGACGGTCCGAAGCTCCGTTACACCGCCCATATCCCCGCGCCGCACGAATGCTGCCAGGGCGTGATTTTCGTTATCTCCCAGCTCTCCGCGATTATGCGCGGGCGCCTGGCGCTGGCCCAGGATACCCTGCAGCCCACCAGATAAACCCTCCACCTGCTCCAGACGCTGGGCGCGCTTTTCCAGCTCATCTGCCTGGGCCAGGATCTCATCATACTGAGTCTGCTCATCGTCAGAGAATGCCCGATTCTCAGTCTCAGCCTTGCCTACAAGCTCGCCCAGCTTTTTGATCAGCTCCGCGCGCTCCTGGCGTAATTCTCTAGCTGTTTTCATTGCTCATTTCTCCTAAATTGTGTTTTTTCTGATATCGATCTCATACCTGTGGCGTAAGTGGATCGCGCGGCCCTCCTGGGCGTCTGGATCCTGATCCTCATTATCCCCACCCTCCTGGGTGGTATCTGGATCCTGCTCCTGGTCCTCGATCTGATTAACAGCCGCCTGGCTGATAATTTCATCTAGTGCTGCCCTGGCATTAATGCTTGTCTGTGGGTAAGCTGGAATAGTTACAGGTGAAACGTCTAGCAAAATATCACAGCCACCAGGCAGCAGAGTCCTGTGTACTGTGCCATCGCTCCGTAATTCCCATTTATCCCCACCCTGCCTTACTCTAAATGTAAAGCTCATCTGGTCCACATCACCGCGGGCGATACTGGTCCTGGCGTCATTCCCCCAGGTTGTATTGGGTGGATCGATCTCGATATCCAGCCCCTCTGGCCCATCCTGCAGCTGCAGGGTTTTATTTTTTGTCCTGCCCAGGACCTTATCAAGATTGTGATTCCATAGTGCTCTTACGTCCTGGTCCAGCACCTCAGAGAAAAATCCAGGCTCAATATGCTCTGTGAATCCCCCCAGGTCCCCGCTGTTTTTGTTATAAACTGCAGCAGTGCCCACCAGCTTACCCTCCTGGCCATCTGCTCCAGTTGCCAGCTGGACTGGTACCTGGCGTGTCTCCACATCTGGCGCCAGGCTCCTAAGATCTGGAGGCTCCAGGCCAGCATCCCGCAAGTGGGCAGCCAGATGATTGTATACACCGCGCCTGTCCTGGTCTGGTATATTCGATCCTCCCCTGCCACCATTAAGGACTCCTATCCCGCTGCTGCAGGCTGCTGTGGAGGCTGCCCCTATATTGCCATCCTGCCCTACTAAATGATGACCAAATTTATAAGAGCTCTTAACGGCTGGATCCCCATCTGCATTTCTCCAGGCGAAAAATTGGGTATAGTAGGCCTGGGTGGCTCCGATTCTCAGTTTCTTTGTATTGGCGCCCACATCCCAGGTGCCCTGGTCTGTTTTGGTATGGTGAATTTTAATAGCTGGCATTTTTATATCTCCTGTTTTCATAGATCCTATAGCACCAGGCCTTCTGGTACCTCTGCCACTACAATACAATCACAGCCCCTGTGGTATGGGGGGTGGCGCTTGCTGTGCGTTACTGGCAGTGGCGTATCAGTATTACCAGGCTGGAAAGATTGCCCAGCCTGTAAAAAGACCTCTTTAATTCCGATTACCTTTTGATCTAGGGCTGTACAGTATGGGCAGCTCTCGGATCCAGTGGCCACTGATTTTATTTTCTCAACTCCGTTATGCTCATATAGTGTTACTGCAGTCGCGTTACTCTGCCTGATAGATTCCTCTGTGGCCATAAAGACTGCCCGCTGGTCCAGCCAGCCCCTAAAAGTCTCTGCCATGGCCTCATTAATATCGATACCAGTATCCAGGGCCTGCTCCTCTATAATTCTTTCGAGGATAGATATCGATTCTGCAGATTCTCTGGCCCCGAACTCTAGGGCATAAGCCACTACAAAATTATCGATTCTGGCGTCAAGCTGATCACCCAGGCCCAGCTCTACCCCCACTTTTTCTGCAATGAGTTTGGCGTATACCTGCATAAGTGGCAGCATTCTTTCTGCAGCCCAGCTCTTGTGCTCTGTATAAAATGCCTGGATCCAGGCCTGCAGCTTATTTACCTGGCCAGCTTTGACCAGGCGCTGGACCTCCGCGCTTATGTCGTTTCTCTCCCGCCTTAAAATCTCTGTGATCTTATCTAAAAATAGCATCTGCTGGGTGCCAGCCAGCTGGTACCTCCCCAGGGCTGCTGCAGCTGCTCTTTTTTCTGGGCTGGCATATCTGATCACCAGATCGCCGCCACCAGCCTGGCCCAGGCCCTGGTCCAGGCTCCTGGGCTGGCCCAGCAGCCCATCCCTGCTGGATCCACTTACCACAGCATAATTTAATGGCACCAGGTAAGAGTCGCCGCCTGGCACTGGATTCATATTCTCTTTTTTTCTAATATCGTTGACACTCAGCCAGCCCCCGTTACGTCCTGCCACATAAGCATTATATCTGCCCTCAATATTGCCCCTCAGCAGGCCATCGATCATAAATTCTATGAAATAACCCTGCTGCCTGTCCCGCCTGGTCATTAGTTTTATGGTGGCTTGCTGCTCCCACCTGGTTATCCAGGGCTGCAGGCTGTAATTAACAAACTCGATTCCCATCTCCTCAATATTGCTAAAAGTGGCGCGCTCTAAATCGCTCAGCATGTGGGGTGGCACCTTAAACCACCTCGCGATATCGCTTATCTGGAATTTTCGAGACTCAATAAATTGGGCGTCTGCAGGATTAAGGCCTACTTTGGCATACTTTAGGCCCTCCTCCAGGATCATTAATTTACCAGCCTTTTTTGGCCCCTTGTGCTCATCCATTGTTTCTTGCTTAAGCCTGTTGTATGCCTGGTCTGATAGTTTCGCGTCTGTTTCGAGCACTGACCCAGGCACTGTGCCATTATCTATTAAACTTTTACCCTCCTGGTCCAGGCTCAGCCCCAGGCCTATGGATCGCCTGGCCATCGTTATGGGTGATAAGCCTACCAGCCCATCCCAGCCCAGCCCTGGGATATGTAAGATCTGGCTGGCTGGGTACTGATCCTTATTTTTGTACTCATAAACCAGCTGCCCACCCAGCAGCTTTGGCTCTATCTCATCAGGCATGAACGGATCCAGCTCCAGGACCTGGCCAGCCCCTCCAGTTACAATGAGATTGTAAAAATTGCCATCTGTGCATAAGTGCAGCATTCCTGTTTCGCGCCATTGAAAGCTGCTCATTAATGGATTAGGTTGCAAATGTAAGATCTCATATAATGGGTGATCGATCGCCAGGCGCTTTGTACCGTCTGGCAGTTTTTGATATACCTGTAATGGCAGCATGGCCAGGCCTTCTGACAGTGCCCGAATAGCAGCCCATACAGCTGCATAAGTTAATGCTGTGTTTTTTGTTACCGCCACCCCGCCATTATTATTGCTAAAATTTGCTATCCAGCGTGAATCGTCCATTAACCACCTGGAATCCAGACCAGCTGGCCCACTATCCACCTGGCGCCTGCCACCAGGCCCCATTAATGGCGCTGGGTCGATTGTGGACTGTACAAAATTATCTATTTTCTGGATTATGCCCATGTTTTTATCCTAAAAAAAAGCCAGGACCCGTAAAATTAACGGATCCTGGCTGATCGGTTTGTTATGGACGGATCCCTGGCAGAATCGGTCCTGATCTGGCGCCTATGGCTTATTTTTAGCTAGTTTTTTCTGTCTTTCGTCCACTTTTTGTATCACCAGCTGAACAAACTCAGCCGATTCCTCCACTGTATGGCCCTGGATCTGGTATATCTCTGCAATGGCAGTGGCCCACATTTTGTGGATAAACGTTATATCTTGCAGCTGCAGGGTTAATGCTCTCAGCTGCCTGGTTTTATCCTCCAGCAGCCGCTTATCTTTTGGGCTGATTCCTGTACTCATAAGATTATTATATGCCACTTTTTTCTATTTTCTCCAGCTCTGCTGCCAGCTGCAGCAGGCCTGCGCGCTGGGCCTGGCTGTTTGGCCCATTAATGAAGGCCAGCAGGGCACGCCTCAGCCCCTTTATCTGATCTGGATCGTCTGCAATTGTCAGCAGCAGCCTGGCCAGATACGTACTGCCCGCAAGCTGGATTAATCCCACCTGCCTGGCTCCAGTGCCCGCTTTTTTTGCCGTTTCCGCGGAAACGTCATAATCTGCGCTCGCGTCTGTCATAATGTTCTGATTCCTCTGTCATCGTATACGCTACCCGATTCACCATGCACCATGGCCCTGGCCAGGGCCATGATCAGTGCCACCATTCCATCTATACGCTCAGTGCTGGCCTCTTTATCTGGTTTTATATTTTCTGCTGGGTCGCGTCTGACCACCAGGTTATCTGCCATCCAATTAAGTACAGGGTTATTACCATGGCCCAGGGTATGCTGTAAGATAAGACGCTCCAGGTCCTTAGTTGGTCCAGACATACTGGCATACCCCTGGCCAAATTGCACTAAAAAGTCCTCTCCGTAAAGATCCATTAAATCTGTGGCAATCTTTGTGGCGCCCCACCTGTCATAGGCCAGCTCTCTAAAATCGAATGTCTTATAGTCCTTTTGGATCTGGTCCAGGATAAATTCATAGTCAATTACATTACCTGGGGTGGCTGTGATATAGCCCTGCCTTACCCAGGCATCATAAGGTACCCTGTCTTTTTTGGATCGCTCCTGCATAGATTCTTCTGGGATCCAGAATCTACATAAGATTAAGTAAGGCTCCCCCTCCAGTTGGGGTGGAAAGACTAACACCTCTGCTGATATATCGATATTACTAGATAGGTCTAGCCCACCATAACAGATTCTGCCTGCCAGGCCATCCTCATTAACTGCATGATCGCATTTTTGCCAGTGATCCCAGGGTATCCACTTTGTTACCGATTGAGTCCAGATATTAAGCTCCAGACGCATAAATGCAAACTGCTTTGTAGGCATTTCTCTGGCCTGGTTGGCCTTGGCCCTCATATCCTCAATTTTTTTACTTACCCCTAAGTTTGGATTGGCCTTAATCCAGCAGGACTCATCCTGCCAGTTATCCTGGGGGTCCAGCGTAAAAATGAATCCCAAAAAAGTGTCATCTACTACTGACCCCTTAAGTATTTTCTGTGTATATTCGTGTAATTCATAGCATAATGATTTTCGATCAAAACCAGCTGTAGTGATTCCAAATAGCATGGGCTGGCGCCTGGCGCCTGTGGCTGTGTCTAGCACGTCCCAGGTCCCCCTGTTTCTGTGGGCGTGTAGCTCGTCCACTATGGCAGCATGAACGTTAAGCCCATCCATAGTATCCGAGTCCGCCCCTAGTGGCTCATACTTGCTTGCTGATTCTGGTATGCTCAGATTATCTTTATAAATGTTTAAGTGCTTACGTAAAAATGGTGACGCCTTAACCATGCGCGTGGCCTCGCTGTGGGTGATCCTGGCCTGGTCCCTCTTAGTGGCTGCAGTGTATACCTCTGCCCCTGGCTCCCCATCGCCCACCAGCAGATATAAACCAGTGCCAGCCCCCATGGTGCTTTTACCATTTTTTCTGGCCACCTCGATAAATACCGTCCTAAATCGCCTGTACCCATCCTCTCGGATCCAGCCGAAGGCCAGCCCCAGGATAAACTGCTGCCACAGCTCCAGCTTTATGGTCTGGCCTGCCCACTCCCCCTTGCTGTGCTTAAGAAATTGGAAAAAATCCAGTATATGCTGGGCGCGCTTTGGACTCCAGATCAGCCCGCGCTCCTGGCCATGGGCCAGATCGTCAAGGTGGCGCCTGGCTGCCAGCTGAATCCACTCACAGGCCTGGATCTGGCCAGATAGGACCTGCTCTGCATATAAACCCACCCCAGCTGCAGCTGGCGCCTGATCACTCATTAAATTTACCCTGCATAAATTCTTGGAATGGATCCAGAGTCTTATCATCTGGATCTGGCAGCCTGGACCTGCTGCTGGGGGTGAGTCCGAACTCAGCCATAAACTTACGCATCGTTTCTGCAGCAGCTCTGGCCATCCCGACCCAGGGCGTCTGCTGCTGGTATCCGCTGTCTGTTGTAAATGTACGCTCCCCCTTATTAAGGTGCTCTACTGCCTCGCACCATTCCCCCCAGGCCTGGCAATAGATCGCAAGGGCGCTCCTATCCAGCTGGGTGGCGATTCCAGCGTCTACCAGCTGCCTGGCCAGCCTGTACCATTCCCGCCTGGCCTCTCCCTCCAGCTGGGCTGGGCACCTGGGAACCTTAGCAGCCACCCGCGGGCCTTCCTTGATTTTTCGCTTGCCTGGATTGCCCTCCAGGCGCTTTAATGCTGCTGGCTTAGGCCTGGGTCCCTTCATAGAC